TGTGGAAAATGTTGTACCACGCTGCCAAATACCAAAATCACCATTAATAACTTTATTTTTGCCCGCTGCAAAATTGCCTTGATAGCGCAAGCCTGTTGAAGTGGAACTATCTGCTACAATTTGCTCCCCATCATTTCCGACAGCCAATCTTGCTGGTGCTGTGGAGTAACCGAATAGATCACCCTTTGCTGTTAACGGCGAGTTAGCCGTTGTTGGAACTCTACCTGTAGCCATTAGTTGCCTCCTAGGAGTAGTCGTGCTTCATCTTCTGTAATACCAAGGCGCTCTAACAAGGCAGCGCGTTCGTGTGCTTTGGCTGCTTCTTGTTCTGTTTTCCAAGCATCGTATTGTGCAAAGCCATCACTATATTGTTTTTTTGTAATTGGCTCGCACTCTAAAAATTGAATGCCTTCGTATTCTTCTCCTACAGCATAATATCCGCCGTTTGGAATTAGCATTGTTAAAACCTCAACACTTGTAGCCATTATGCACCTATTTCCATTAAAGTAATGCTTGATTGATTTCCATTTTGCTGACAAATAGCAATGTCTGCTGCTGTATACGGTGCAAATTGTGTTTTGTATGTTGTTGCAGAAGTAGTTGCTGGACTATCTAAGACATTTATCGCTGCATAAGTTCTTAATCCAATACGAGCATTAGTACTTAAACCAGATTCAATGTAATGAGCGGTGCCAGTGCCCAAAGTATCATCAATAATCACTGTTGATCCGCGTAAAGTTTTCAGACCAATACCAACAAAAGCACCTGTTCCTTGTGCCGTTATCATCTGACTGACAATAACTAGGATCTTACTTGTATTTAATGTAGGGGTTATAGTTGCTGTTAAAGACGTATCAGCATAAGTGGTAGTCGTGTTTGTGGTGCTTGTTGTTGATACACCTTGGACAACTTGCAAAACTTTGCCACCACTTGCAGGTGTAGCCCAAGTTGGAATACCGCTTGCAACCGTCAGCACTTGAGCAGATGAGCCAATGGCTAGACGGGCAGGGTTTGAGGCAGATGAGGCATAAAGAATGTCACCTGTTGTGGTAAGAATGGTTGGTTGAATACCACCTTCAACCGAAGGTATGCGTGAGATAGTCACTATGCAATCTCGCTTCCAAAAGCGTTAAATGAAAATGTTGCTGCTGAAGCATAGACTGTGATTACATCTGTAGCACCTAGAGTCACACCTAGAGTCAGGGTGTCTGAGGCATTACCAGGTAGTGAGACATCATAGGCTAGATACTGCTTGGCATTATCTGCTGCTGCAGCCACACGCACCGAGATGCGGTAAGTACCAGCAGTTGCTGTTTGGTTAGTTACTGTCAGCGTAGACACGATTGTTTGTGTAGAGGCTGGGACTGTATAGAGCGTTGTTGCTGTGGTTGCTGCTGGGTTAACTTGCCCAAGCACCTTGTAAGTTGTTGCCATTTATTCTTTTTCCTTTACTGTAGTGTTTGGTTGTTTACCCACCCATAAGAAGTAGGCTGCTAACAGTTCCACCAGAACTGCCAGTTAGCCCATTCTCAAAGTTGGTTAGATCATATGATGTGAGTACGTGTTTGACACTTGCTCCTGCTGAGTGGGTAACTGCAGATGATCCTGCCTGCCCACGCACAATCGTCATTGTATCGCTTGTTTGGTTAGTAATAAAAACAATTTCTTCGTTGATAGTGTCAACGTCAATAGCAACTGTAAAGACATCTACGTTGCCAGAGGCTAGGGTAACACCACCCATTAGGGCAGTGCCTGTTCCTGTTGAAACCACCATACTAGTAGCACCAGTTGTGGTGATAGCATTTTGCAGCGTAGTGGCTACGCTAGTAGAGGAGAATTTACTAGTCATTGGTTTCCCTTATTTTGTGTAATGAATACGGATTGGGTACTTGTCAGCCAACTTTAACGCTTCTTCATTGAGTCGCTGTTGGTACAAGGCGAAGATATAACGAGAGGCAGCTACGCCGGCAGTTGATGGAAGTTTTCCATCGTTTAGATCTGCCTCAGCACTAGAGAGATTGATTCGTCCAGCGTCAAGGTAAGACAATAATTTGTATGATGCTCCGAGTATGACAACATCTTTACAAGAATCAGGTAAGCCAGATACGTCAGCAAAATCATCTGTGTTGGCGTCAAGAGTGTTTGGCGTGGATGTGTACCATACTTGAACTGTACGACCAGGCTGTATTCCCTCATAAATGTTAATTGTTTTCTGTGTATTAAAGGTAGCTGTATTTGCCATAGTATCTAAGCGCCAGCGATTTACTGGTAGCCATTCTTTACTAGAACCTGTAGTTTGCCAAGAAATAAACAAGACATCTTGAACATCATCTGGCAAAGCATAAGTAGTCTGAGATGCGTTAAAGGTAAATGTATAGGCAGAGGCAATCCAGAGCTTAGGATAGAAGCTATTGATTGTGTCGTTGATAGCCTTCTTGATTGTGCTGCGAGGAAAGGTAGGAGATAGAGTTACTTGTGCATACTGGGCGTGAGGTGCTGCAGTTGTTCCCTGATAGCCACGTCCAAAGCCTGGTATGACGTTAAGAGTGTTGCTTGCTGTAGTAAAAGAATCAATCCAAATAAGTTCATCGTCAATTTCAATAACACCTTTAGCAAGGTTATTACTAGATCCAACAGTAATAGCAGTGCTAGTGGTGGTTAGACCAGCAGCGTTGGCAACATAAGTAATGCGGTCTTGACGCAGGGCGTAGCCTTGCAGGTTAGCCCGTACTTCATCAACCATCTCATTTAACGTTGGCATTATTTCCTCTCATACCAGCCATCTCCCCATAGAGTTAGCAGTCGTGCAAAGTATTGTTCGTATTGTGGTCCTATAGCATCTAGTGAGTACAACGCTACTGCTCTCTTATGTATTGCTACTGGGTCTAGGTCCTTTACCCACTCTGTAGCTACTGCAAACTCCATTGCATTTCTGCAACGATATCCAGTAACACCTTGTGGATTAGTCTCTGTAAACGCTCCCCAGTCTGTGGTAATTGTTGGAGTTCCACAGGTCTGTGCTTCGATAACTACATTACCAAAAGGTTCTATGTATAGCGTTGGAGCAAATAGGGCAATTGCACCGCCCATTAACTTTGCTCGTTCTTCTGCTCCTACTGGTCCTACCCATTCACCATACTCAATCTTGGGATCTTTACCAGGTCCTGCCATAATAAGTTTAAGCCCAAGTTCTTTACAAACGTGTTGAGCAACAACTAAGCCTTTGCGATCTACCATACGTCCAACGTATAAGTAATAATCTTCTTTCTTTTCTTGCAGCGGAAACATCTCTGGTTCTAAGTAACCAGGAATAACCGCATCATAGAAGTTGCCATCTACTAGCGTAGGGTTCTTAAACATTGCATAGATACTGTGCATCCAAGCGTATGATTCAAAGACTTTGTACTTACTAAATACTCCACCATAGCCAACACCAAACTCTACGCTAATGTGATTTGGATAAGCCTTAGCAATAGGTTCTTGTGATGCTCCACCGATAAGACAAATAAAATCTTTCTTCTCTAGGCGCTTACCTAGTTCTTTAATGGCGTTGCCGTTAAAGATCTGCCAATGTGGTAGTTCATTATTAAACTCAGCTTCTGTAAAGTGTTTACCAGCTAATGCTTCTTGCTGTTGCTCTTTAGTAATACAAGTAATTAACTCATCACACGGAGCTTCGTTGTCTTCACTAGCATAAAGATAGACCGTATGACCAAGGCTTTTCATCATTATACAAAAGCGTCTAACCTTTTCGGTATAGGCGCAGTTAACATACTCTTTAGTTGTCTGCGTATGGGGCAAACTAATAACGTGAAATCTCATACGAGAAGTCTACATACCGCCTAGGAACAAAGCTACGGGAATGGCATCTGCCCCAGGGCCTGTCGCACCAGTTGGACCTGTAGATCCTGTGACTCCAGTTGTACCTGTTACTCCTTGCGGTCCTGTTGCTCCTGTTGGCCCAGTCGCACCAGCAGGGCCAGTAGCCCCAGTAACGCCAGTGGCACCAGTAACACCAGTAGCACCAGTAGTTCCAGTAACACCTTGTGGTCCAGTAGCACCTGTTGGTCCAGTTGAACCTGTTGGTCCAACTAAATTAACCCCAGCAGGCCAAGTGCCTGCTGCTTTAGGTCCAAAGATTTTATTGCTAGTAGTGTTAATGTAGAAATCACCATTGACACCTTGGGTTGTAGGATCAACTGTTCCGTTAAGAACTGTATATCCAGCAACACCTGTAGGTCCTGTTGCACCAGTTGCACCTGCTGGACCTGTTGCCCCAACGGGTCCTGTAGCCCCTGTAGGCCCTGTAGCACCCGTTACTCCAGTAGGTCCAACAGTTCCAGTTACACCTTGTGTACCAGTGGCTCCTACGGGACCTGTTGCTCCAGTGGGACCAACTAGGTTAACTCCAGCAGGCCAAACGCCTGCTGCCTTTGGACCAAAAATCTTATTAGTTGCGGTGTTGATATAGAAGTCACCGTTAACTCCTTGAGTAGTTGGGTCTACTATGCCGTTAAGAACCGTGTAACCAGCAACGCCAGTTGCACCTGTAGCACCAGTAACTCCTACAGGGCCTGTGGCACCTGTGGCACCTTGTGGGCCAGTCGCTCCCGTAGGTCCTGTCGCACCAACTGCTCCTGTCGTTCCAGTTGCTCCAGCTGGTCCCGTAGATCCAGTAACTCCCGTGACTCCTGTAGCGCCAACAGGTCCTGTCGCACCTGTTGCTCCCGCTGGACCCGTTGCTCCTGCAGGGCCTGTGGCGCCTGTAGTTCCAGTAGCACCCGTGGTACCCGTTGGGCCAGTCGGCCCAGTACTTCCTGTAACACCTGTTGCTCCTATCGAACCAGTAGCGCCAGTTACACCTGTTGCACCTGTAGCACCGTTTGGTCCTGTTGCTCCCGCAGGACCAGAAGGTCCCGTCGGTCCAGTGGCACCTTGACCACCTTGTGGTCCTTGATCTTGCGAAAACTCTACCGCTACTTGCGGCGTAATGTTTTCAATAACAATTATTGTGCTCATACAGTCACAGCTCCTGTCACAATAAATTTGCCTTCAAGATATCTAGTAACTGTTACACCAGATGTAAGTATTAGGTCATATGAATAACGACCAGCACTAATAGCACCTGTAATTGTGGCACTGAGTGTAACTGTGACACGACCATTTGTTGCATCAAAGACCATATAACCATTGTCAGTAGATGCCACTACAGTTGTAGTAGATGCGCCCACAAATGGGCGCACTGTCATAGTGCCTGTATAACCATTTAGATTTACAGGAGTATTATTTTCGAGTATTTGAAACTGAAAATTAAATGTAGTGGCTTGGTCACAGACCAGATTATATTTAGCACTCAAGATGAGATCGCTCTGAGAGCCTGCGCTGCAGGTAACTGAGTAGTGCCAGCGAGAGCGTTGCATACGCCATTAAAATCAAGGCGATTAGTGCTAGTCGTGCCTTGAATCGCATTGAGTACTCCCACCGTGTCTGTTAAATTTGTTGTTACTGATTTTAAGACTGCCCATTGGCGAGCAGCCAAGGCTTGTCCTACCATCGCACCTGGTACTCGATAGGTGCCACCATTAGCTAAACGATTAAGTTCATCTAATAGCGTTGTTCCTGCTACTCCTAGTGCCACCTATATCTCCTTTACTTCTTCTTGGTTTTCTTTGCTGCAGCGTTATCTACTAGATTTGGATATGGTCGTCCTGCTGCTTTTGCTCTTGCCTTAGCTGCAGATTTCTGAGCTGGCGTTAGAGGTGTTGACTTCTTGTTAGGATTCTTTGTATCCCAAAATGCTACTTTCTTTTTCACTTTTTTCCCCTTGCGTTTTTGCAGGTAGAACAGGTGCATTTACAACCCTTTTGAGGATTGCCTGCTTTACATTTGCATTTACATTTAGCACACATTATTTTTTGCCTTTATTCCTTTTAGAAATGGCTGCAGCCTTAGACTTGGCATCAGCTTTAGATGATGCACCCCAGGCTTGTAAAGATAATAGTAATCTGGTTGGCTCTCCATTAGGCTTGCGTTCAGGTCCTGGGTTACCAGCAGCGCGAGCAAGGTAACTTGCTCTACGTGGGTTATCGCCAGATTTAACAGGTGCTTTAATATCTTGACCTGCAGCCTTTAATGAGGCGCGGCCTTTTGCATTAAGTCCACCTTTAGGGTTTTGTCCTTCTTTGCGTTGCCACGCTGGAGTCTTTGCCATTTACTTCTTCTTACCCATTTTCTTATTAGATATTTTTGCCTCAGATAATGCAATAGCAACTGCTTGCTTTCTATTAGTTACTACTGGACCTTTTTTAGATCCTGAATGGAGCATCCCACCCTTAAATTCGTGCATAACTTTTTGGACTTTAGCATTACCCTTAGTCTTCTTTTTCATTATTTAGCAGCCTTACCCATCGCACCTGTTTGTAGTTCTTCATAAGTTTCGTACTTGAGGTTACTTGGGTATTGCTTATCTGCTGGTGGGTAGACAAGATTATTTATGTCTGTTGTTAATTCTTTGTTGTTATTCATTATTACTTGCCTTTCTTCATAGCGGAGTTTTTCATTGCTTTACCATTAGGCATCTTGTGCATACCTTGTTTTACTTCTTTGGCTTTTTGTGCTTTGGTTTCGCCCTTTTTAAGTTCTTTCTTTTTCATTGCTTTTGGTTCTGTTTTTTCGTAGGCTGCATAAGCCTTCATCATCTTAGGTGACATCTTTGCCATTATTATTACTCCTTAAAGGTCATTGAGATTCCATCGAAAGCCTTACCAGCTTCGTTGGAAAGTTTAACTGCTGCATCTATATCTTTGCTTTTTGTTGAACGTGGTTCTATGCCTTGTCTTGTAGCATCATAATAAGATTGTAGTTCCTTATCGTGTTGCTTAGCAGTAGGTATACCTCTGTGGTTTGCCACGCCTACGCTCAACTCTAGTTCTCCTACTTTGCAACCAAAGCAGTCTTCAACATACTCAAGATGCGTGGTGCGTCTATGTAAACTCATACGGCAGTTAACCAACTTCCGTATCCTGCAGCTGTTAATACCCCTGCTTGGTAATCACTAATAACATATTCGTGACCACCAAGGAAATAATAACTAGCTGCTGCTAGATCATCTTGGTTTGGAGTCATAGTAATAGTTACTGTAGTTCCATTAACAATTAAAGTCTGACCTCTTGCTACATCTGTAAGGCTAATTGGAATAGAACCGTCAATAGTGCCCCCATTAAAGCGACGCCCAGCAAGACGTGAGTACTTGGTGTTTTCACCACGACCAGCGCCCCAAGTTTGCCACTCGTAAGGAGTCATTAACTTATATGCCATATCCAACCTTTCCTAAGTGACAGAGGTGGGTTTGACCCCACCCCTGCCGTTGCACTAGCGGAATTATCCGTTTGTTGCGGCTGACTCAATGCGATAGAGCGCAGCTTCACGAAGGCGTGCAAAGCCTCCGAAGTAGTACCAACCGATTGTGCGGAAACGACGTAGTGCGTCAATCTCTGGACCGATAACGGTTGAGATGTCTGCAGCTTGTGCTTCAGCCAATGCTTCACGACCAGCGACGATTGCGCGGTAGTTGTTAGTAAATGTTACAGTACCTGTGTCAGCAACTGATGTGATATTAGATGCTGTCAATGAGTATGTAAATGTTGTTGTTGATGGTACAGACGCAAGTGTGTATGTACCGTTAACTCCAGTGTTAGTTGTAGCAGCAACTGTTACAATCTGACCTGTACCAAGACCGTGAGCAACTGCTGTAGTAATTGTTACTACGTTAGATGTCAAAGCAACGTTGGTGATAGTTGTTGTAGTTGAGATACCAGCAGCTAACTTTAGACCGTTAAGAACACGTGGTGTCTCAACGATGAAAGCGCCTTCAATCACGCCTACTGCACCAGCAACGAACGGTGTACGCTCAACGTACTTTGTTAGTTCCTGGAAGCCACCTGTACCAGTTTCAGCACGAAGATCGGCTGACTGACGTGGGTGTAGGTATGCAGCATATAGTTCGCCCATACGAGGCAATGCCTTGTTTGTGCGTAGTGATACAACAGCGTTGCGGATATCCGCAACTGTCATTGTGTCTCCTGATAGAATTGCAGATGATGCAGTTGGAGTAGTTCCTGATGGACCGTTTGAGTAGATCACGTTAGTTCCTGCTGACAGGACCTGACCTACAACGTTGTCAATAGAATCTGCTGCGTTGTAAGCGATGATGTCAGCAAGAGCTGAATCAACATCGTTAAATGAAGTTAGGTTTAACTTCTTTGTTGTTGTAACTGCTGAACCGTATTCGTTCAGTGTTACTGTAACCTGTGAAGGGTTACCTAATGCAATGGAAGATACATCTGAAGTTTCTGTCAATGTAGAAGTGGCTTGTGCCAAGTCTGAATAGATTGAGAAAACAACTGATGATCCTGGCATTGCCTGTTGCACTGGCTTGACGTCGGCAAGTGAACGCATAACAGGAATGGAGCGAAGCGCCATTCTTACATACTGGTCGTATGCTGCTTGTACGAGGTTGCTGATCGTCGAGCTAGAGGTGGGGGTACCTGTTGGAATTGCCACTTTGGTCTAGCCTTTCTGTTTTAGGATCGGATTAGAGTCCAGACAACCTAATAACTTCATCCAGTTCTTCTTTGCTGTTTGCATTCATTAGTTTTTGCATAATGTCTCCGTTATGTTCTGGCGAAGTGCCAGAGTCGGCGGAGTTTGTCATACGCTTATATGCTGCAGCATCGGCTGGATTTACATTAGGTGTTGCCTGGGTTTGACTTGTTTCAATACCGAATACATCGGCATATTCTTCAAGCCATTTAGATACAGACTCTTCAGTTGGGTCTATATCCTGTGGGATAAATGAAGCAATTTTGCTGTTTACCCCGCGAGCTGCGAGGGCATCCTTTATTGCTCTTTCGCGCTGGCCCTTACTTAAAGAATCAAATTGAGAACGAAGTTCTGCTAGTTCTTTATCTTTTTGTTTTGATGCCTTGCGTAGTTGCTTTACTAGATCGTTTGATGTTGTATCTTCTGTTGTGAAGTCGTCATCATCATCCTCGTAGTCGTAATTGGACATAGTGGTCCTTCTCCCTATTAGTTGTTGGCGCAGGCCTCATATTCGTTTGGGGAAACGGTATGGCTCCTACTTCTGGTCTTGTTGTCGCTCCACTAGGCCAGTCGTTCTAGTGGCAGGCTTTTTATTTAGTAAGCGCCAGCACGATCTCGTACTAAGGCGCTAGATGATGCTCCAGATTGACCACTGAAGGTGGCCTTTTCTAATGATGTAAGTTTCTTGCGCTGTTTCTCTGCTTCTGTTGAGCCAGCGATGTTAAAGATTTCAGACTCTGCTGTTGTCTGTGTATATGGACTTTCTCCATAGATTGATGCAAGTTGTGAACCACGTTGTAGTCCACCTGCTATAGCACCATAACCTTGCTGTGCTTGTTGCTTGGTAACACCGGCAGCACCAAGTTCTTCAGCGCGAGTCATACTTGTACCTAAACCTCTTTGCATTGCTGCACCACCAATTTCAGCAGCTGTTACCTTGCGCTTAATATCTGTAAGTGCCTTAGTTGGGTCAAGCGTGTAAGCCAAGATATCGCTATTAGTAATATCTGGGTAGAATGATTTAAGGGATGCAAGAACTTCTGGGTTAGAGTTAATTACACGCTGTTGTGCTGTAGCGATACGGTCTTCTAACTCTGCTGCAGATACATCGTTACTAAGTAACTTATTAAATCCTGCTTGTGTACCTATTGAATCTTTTGCATAATAAGAAGCAGGTAACCCGTAGTTACGCATAATGTTTTGATAAGAGTCTTCTAGGTTAATATATTCAGCAGGTGATAATGCACGAAGACCAGCTTTAATTCGGTCTTGATTGGCAGAAAAACGCTGTTGATATTCTTTAGTATTTTGAAGAGCAATAGCAAACTGTGATGGAGATACAGTTGCATCTGTAATCATTCCTTTAATGCTTTCAACTAATGAACCTAGTCCATACTTATTGAATTCATTATATAAGGTATCATAAGCAGATTGACGTCCTGCTTTTTTCTCAGCGTCAATTGCTGTTTGATTTTGTGCTGCAACTAAATTTGCTGCTGCTGTTGCAGCATTTGTAGAAGATCCACCTTTATTGTAAGTTTGGAGAGTTTCTTTTCTACCACTTTTATATGTATTTGTTGTAGTGCCATCACCGTTATCTACACTTGAAACAATTGTATCAGCACCTGATGTATCATTACTAACTGCATCTTTATACAATTTCCATTGTCCACCAATAAATGACCAATGTGTTCCAGCAGGTGCCTCAGAAGGAGGAGTAGTTCCTCCACCAGTTTCACGTGTAGTTGTTTGACGTGCTAAGCGGTCGGCAACAAACTTCTCATAACCTGGATCACCAGGTCCTGGTTGACGTCCAGTTACTACATTTTGATTTGGAATATAGGCAGTAGGAGCAACAGTTGCTGCTACCTTTGCAGCAGCATCATCTACGGTTGAATAAGACTTAGGAATTGAAATTCCATCTGGCATATCTCTATCTAATCTAGCCATCATTTACCCCATAAATCCAAAGTCTTTAAGGACTTGTTGTGTAGCGGATGCTACTTCTTGATTAGCTTGCTGTGTGTACTGCCAACGATTATCTTTACGAAGTGCACGTTGGAAGTCATACAAGTTCTGTGGTGCTTGTGAGTTAGGACCTTGTTGTCCAATCACTCCAGATCTAGCAAGGTCATTAAGAGTTATGCTATTTGGATCTAATTCCAATGTATCTGCGTAAGTCTTTTTGTATGTTCCATAGATTGCATCTAGAGATACACCTTGATCCATTAACTTAGCCACATTATCTGATACGTTCCAAGCAACCTTGGCAGCATCACGAATAATCTTTGAATAGGTTGAAATGTCTTCTCCAGAGTTAACTGCCTTCAAAACATCATTAAGAGTTGCAGCATCAAAGACCTTATCAAGCGTTAAGCCATTAGCAAGCGCTACTTTGTTAAGAGCATCTACGCCCTTACCAGCTTCGCCGGTGTACATATCTGTGGTGGTAGCACCTGTTTTTACACCAGTCTTACCAAAGGTTAACTGAGAATCTATGTAAGACTTAGCTGCTGTAGAGTCTAGTTTTAAACCGTTATCCAAAAGATACTTAGCAATATCAGCAGCTTTTGTTATATCTGCTCCTGCATTTTTAATTTTAGCAGTAATGGTTGATTCATACTCTTTTAAGTTACGACCATAGGTAGTAGAATCTTTTGCTGCTTTAATCTTTGCAGCATCTCCTGCAGCATCACTAATTAACTTGTCATAAATTGCTTTATCTTTATTAACACTTGTTAATTCTGGTGCTACTGTTTTTACAGTTTCTACTTCAGACGCAAACTTGCTATTAACATAGTCAGTTAAGAACTGATCAATGTTGGTTCCACCAGTACTCTGATAGCCAGTAATCTGACCAGCACTATTCTTAATAGGTGTTTGAGTGGTGTAATTCTTCTTATTGTTTTCATCAGCATTAAGAGCTGCGGTAGCAGCCTTTACTTCAGCATCGCTAGGTTCACGCTTTAAAACATTCCTAAAGATATCAACAACTTTAGCCTTTGCATCTTCTGCATTGGTGATCTTTGGGTAGACCATAGGCCCTGTGTAACCAGGTGCCCCAGCTGTGGTTCCAAAGCCTTGCTTCTGCAAAGCAGCAGCGTAAACAAATGGATCCTTGTTCTTTGGGTTTGGATCATTTGCTGCGCCATAAACAATCTGTGCCCACTTATTCAGTAGGTTGTTTGGGTCACGTGCCTCAGCCTTTGTGAGCTGATTATACTTAATTAAGTTTGCACGGATAGTACCAAGGTTAGCAGCACTATAAGCCTGTGCTACAGCGTCAGCTACAACAGTTGGTTTACCCTTAATTAAAACAGTTTGTTCACCAGTAGTGCTACCAGTTGGATAATTTCCACCGGCATTATTAGTATAGCCAGTAACAGCATTACCTGTATAAGTAGTAATCTTTACCTTAGACTTAGCTGATTCAGCATTTGCTGCTGCTTGGTTGACAACGCGAGTCTGGCCATCACTATCGGTGATAGTAAACTTGCCATTACCATTGCTTACAATAGAGGTTGTCTGTGCCATTTTATCCCAACTTTAGAAATACGCTGTAGATTACTGAATTTAAACGTGGATCTTGCTCAGCACGAGTCATCAAGTAATCTTCCCAATTTTGCTTGTTCATCTGAGAAGCCACTCCACGAATGTTCATCATATTGAACTGTGACTTCTGTGATACATACTGGTTGTACTTATCCAACAGTTCCTTCACCAACTTAGCCTGTTCGTGCTGTGGTGGATTAGGACTTGTAAAGATCTTGTTCAACTGGTTAACCGCAGTCTGTGCTTCAATACGACGGTCTGGATTTGTGTAATCGCTGTACCATAGTGGGTAAAGATTCTTCATCTTGGTCATAACTGCTGACCAACGGTCCTGTTCCAACTGAGCAAGCGCTGGAATGTTCTGTGCTTGCTGTAGAGCTGCTACGTGCTTTGTGATTTCAGGAGCCATCTGTGCATAACCCTGAGATACATAGAATTGCTTCAACAATTCCTGTGGAGTACGCTGACTACGCAAGTGCATATTCATCAGTTCGCCATATACTGCACGATCTGACTCATTCTTTGAGTTATCTTGTGGAACTAAGAAGAATGCTCCAGTAGATACACCAGATCTAGGATCAAATTGATCCTTGTTTGCACGAATATAGTCTACGGTTTCCTGAATGTAAGGAAGTCTTAGACCACGAATGGCTGATTGAGTTTTACCTACAGTGTATGAAACAGCACGAGTACCGTGATCTCCCAAGAACTGCTGCAAAGCGTCAGCAAAATTGTTGTTATTAGCTTTTACTAACTTCCAAAATTCTTCACGTAGTCCTGGATCTTCCTGCTTTACTTGCGGTGCAAGTGGGGAAGTAAGGTTTAGGAAAGTCTTAATAAGTAGGATCGAACGTGCATTGTTCTTAATGCGATCTACGAAAGCCTGACGGTCATAGTCACTGCTTGTCGCATCAGGAACTTGTCCATTGTAGTAAGCAGATGCTAGAGCAGATGCTAGTGCGCTGTTCATTTGGTTCTGCAAGTCAATAGGTGTCAGCGCAGAAAGTGCTGTCTTAGCCCAAGTTGCAGGTACCAAACTGTCTAGTACACCACGTTGGAATGAGATATCTCCAACAGTTCCTTGCACAACTCCCTTAAGTGAAGGGAAGAAATCTGCAAGTAAATTTCCGCTAACAGCCATCATAGGCGATACACCTGGAGTCTGTAGTTCTGGTAAAACTGACTTCAATGAAACAGTTGAACCCTTAACAGAAATAGGCAAACCTGAAACGATTGGAACACCAAAAGCACTTAATGCGTTTTGTGTTGCTGATCCAAACTCTCCAACTAGCGGAATGTTAACAAATTTGTTGCCATTCTCATCTGTTGTCATAAAGGTTGGGTCAGACATAGCGTGCTCTGCCAACTGATAGAAGCGCATACCACGAGAAAATATTGGGGACGCAATGCTTGTATCTTTAAGAGTATTGAAAGCACGCTTAAGTGCCTGCTCTTGTGCAAAGTAGAAAGGCAAGAAGTTATTTGCTAGTTGTGCAAATTGACTACGTAGCGCAGTATTGTGGATCTGAGGCAACATTCCATATGAAGCCTGAGTCTGTGCAATACGTAGAGCTTGATCCTCTGAGATCCACCCTTTAGCAATCTGTGTTTCAAGACGCTTGTAAGCATCGCCTACGTGCAAGACGTATAGCGGTTCACGAGCAAGACCATTAACGATAGGGTCAATTACTTTCTTAAATCCAAGGTTTACAATGTAAGTAATTGGGTTCTTGCTTGGCACATATGGCTGAAGCATTGGTCCAGATACGCTTACAGGCAAAGATTGTGGATTCTTACGACTTAACTCTGCAATAGAGTTTAGATCTGTATCTAATCCTTTAGCAACGTTATCTGCCCACTTTTCGTGGAATGTTCCATCCTTACCAACAAGCATACCTAGTGTTGAATCAACACGATCTTCTGCAAACTGGTGAATATCTCCATCACGCCAACGTGTAAGCACCTTGCGCTCTGCATCATAAGGCTTGTACTTGCCTTCGATAGAAGCCATCATACGCTTGTATTCAGACTCTACTAAAGCCTTACGCATATCAATAAACTCTGGAGTATCGTAGAACTCGCCAGTAGTTAACTTAGGGCTAACTGGAACTAGTTCACCTTCACGCTTAAACGCTTTGGCGTAGTTCTTTTGATAGCGAAGAATATCGCCAGCAATGTTGGAGTTAGAAACTTCCTTAGATGCCTTGTTTAAGTTTGTTGTCAAACGTGGCGCATAGTGCATATCTGATGAAGAGTATGTTGTCCATTCAGGTTGATCTCTAAATAGCGGGCTATTCTTTTGAAGTTGGAAGTAGTAATGAGCAGCCTGGTTATTAAAGAATGATGTATTGGCATCATAACCGTGGCCAGTCTGAACTGCCTCAGAAAGTATGTGACCATTGTTAGCCATTACCAAACGAGTAGCCAAATCAATTTGCTCTTCAGAAGTTAACTTCTCAGCAAACTTTAACTTTAATTCTTTTGCTTTCTTGAAAGCAGGAAATCCCTTAGATAGAACATCGTTTGCAATACCTTCTCCAGCACCAAGACCGACAAGTGTTGCAGATGCAATATCCTCATCTTCGCCCTTAATTAAATTAAACTTAGTTTTAGCTGCGTTAGCAATAATCTTTGACTTAACAGTGTTCATTACACCGTAGCGTGCAAAGGTAGGAATCATTTCAGCTGCAGCTACGCGAAGACCAAAGCCTGCTGTTGCAAGTGCTAATGGCTTAAATACGTTATTGGTATAGCCAGTGATAGCGCTTGAAGTAAAGTCATCTAGTTTTCCAACAAATTTATTGTACTGACCAGCTTGACGCATAGCTTTTCTAATTTCACGAAAATCAGGAATGTTAAACATTTCCTGCGCTTGATGCTTAACAAGACCTGCTGTCTTTGTCGCTCCACTAAGTGTTTCATATTCACCAAGAATACGACCAGCATAGTCAACACCGTAAACCTGAGTTCCAACTAATGGTTGCTCTAGCTTCTGGGTTTCATTCCAGATATGTGTAACAAACTTGTTATCGTCAGGCAAACCAAGTGCCTTAAAAGTTTCTGTTAAAGCATTGTTTTTGACAGAACGAGCAAGTGCTAAATCTCCTGTTACAACAGCCTGAGCGTATTGTCCTGCCCATTCCTTAGCTGCTCTGTCACCCATACCAATACGAGCAATACGATAGACAGTAGTTGCTGCATCATTTGAGTTCCAACGGAACTTAGTAAGAGATAACTTCTGTGTCTCTGCATCTACGCTATATGGCATATAACCAGAAAAAGTCTTGTAGATCTTGCCAGGCAATGATCCGTCATTACGTAGGTAATCTACTACTTTGCTATCGCCAAGTTTTGAACGAAGAATTGTGCGTGCTGGCATCATTGCTTGACCAGCAAGTGTTCCTTGCATTTCACCAAAGTATAGTGATGTCTTTAAAAAGTTGTGTACTTCATCGGCTGTCTTGAGTGCACCAATACGACCTGCTGCAACTGTACCTAGTTGTGGGTATTTCTGTACAATCTCACCAGCAGTAGACTTTGCTAGATCATCAAGTGCGCGGTTATATTGAGCGCCTACGCCAAAAAATTTTCCTGCGTTGGAGCGAACTAAATCCATCTGCTCAGATGTTAGTGGTGCGCCTGTGCGAGAAATAACAAAATTTTTAACGCCTGGAATAGAATCTAAAATAGGATATTTAATTTGAATCTCGCCAGCTTTAGATAAGTTTACTAACTTACCTGTCTTCATTAACTGACTGAATCTTCCAGCAACACTGAGTGGATCCATTGTAATATCAAAAGCGATATCACCGCCACCAGATACAACTTTACCAAAACCCTTGCTTGTATCTTTAAATGTTTTAGCCATAGCATCAGCACCCACAGCAGAAGATGCCGTTGCTAATACATTTGAAAAGTCACGTCCTGGAGAAACCTTGTAGTTCTCATCTTCAGACTTTGCGTATGAATCTTTAAAGATGTTACCCAAAGCCTTACGAGTAGCAGCACCTGCAGCATCAGCTGCAAGTACGCCACCTAGTGGACCTGCTACAACTGTTCCTGCAACACCGGCACCTAAGATGCCAAGAGATGCTGCAAAGCCTGGTAGAAAACCGTGATCTACATAAACTGAGTGAACAAACTTATAGTCGCGTTGAACTTCTTTTAATGGCTTACCCAACCACCCAAGCGTGTTAATAGTATCTGTGCCTAGACGTGACCAAAAGGTTTGTGTTCCATTACCTTCTGAATGGTCGTTAATGGCATCAAGAGTTGACACACCTTTAGCAGTATGAGACAGAACAGTTCCTACTGCATTAGGCAACTTAGAGTTGTAAGTATCCATAGCAAGACCAGGGTTACGTGCTAAATCTGGCGTAACCCAACCGTTCCAATTTGTATTGTCGGCCAAATTAGAATCCTTGTTGTATGCGCTGCGCTAGGTATTGTAGTGTTGGCGAAGCGTCTGGATTGCTTGCTAATTGATTGATAAGATCATATGCAGTTGCATACTGTGTCTGTGCCTGATTAGGCATAGCTAAAATGTTGGAACCAGCACCTGGTCCTATATCTACACCGTGTGTTACTGGTTCTCCTGGGCGTTGTGATGGTGCATATAATTCTGTTACTGGTGCTTGTGCGGCTGCTTCACGCACATCGCCTGCGCGAGCAGGACGTACATCTTTAGTTGTAGAAAGCGGAGCGCCAGACTTAATAGCCTGTGTATCAACGCCTTCACCGTATGCGGTAGATCCCATTTGCAAATTATCGGTACGTGTGGAGTACTTACCTGGGCCTGCTGGTCCAGCCAGTGGATTCATCATACTCACTGTTTGTCCTCCTCTAATTTTTCTAAATCGTTTGCCATATCTTCCCAAGCACTGTTGGTTTGGGTAATATGATTTGAATGGTAAATAGATAGTTCCATTAGTTCACCTGTTAATGTTTCAACAGATGATGCTATGTTGTGTAAAAAACCTACACCGACAACTACAAAATCAAGAAAGCGCACTGGACGAGGAATGTAATTATCATCTTTCATCGCCCAGTACACCTTCCCTTAAAAAGTTATTATCCTTTTTTTACTGTCTTACCTTTTTTGGCTTTAGTCATCATTCCAAACATTACTTTGCCTCCTGCTGGCTTTGATGTATCCATCTTGCCCTGCTTTGGCGCTGCCATAGATGCTTTTGCGCGTGATCCTTTATTCATATTACACCTCCTCTTATTTATGCTGCGCCGGTTATACCAGCTAGTAGTTGGGCTATATCGGGTTTTTGACCAGCAGCAGGGGCCTGACCAGCTTGTTCTTGTGGAGGTTGCTGCGAGGCAGGAGCGGGGGCCGCACCTGCTGCTGGAAGTTGAGGTCCACCTGCCATTGCCATATTTGGCGCAGGTGGTTGTGGTTCTGGTGTAAATGCTTTTTCAATTACTGCTTCTAGTGATTGTCCCTTTTGGCGACCTTGAATAACAGATGCAATACGGGTAATGATTTTACTAGGGTCTTGACCTTGCGCTGCAAGAGATGGTATCGCCTGAGCGTACTGAGCAACAGCAACGCGCAAAGAATCGCGCATCTCTTCAATATCAACACGTTGTTCCTCCTGCGTAACATTTAAGTCCATAGGTATCTCACGACGTACATAGTCACGAGATACGAGCTTGTCTGAACGCATTTGTAGTAAAGCAATGATGGCACGGTTAGGATCCATACCAGACATAATTCCGTAACGTACATCTACACCATACTCGCCCTTAATATCACGAGATGGGATGTATTTAAGAACGTAAGGTGTTCCATCATCTGAACCCTTAATTGTTTTTGGAATACCGCCAAATACTTTCTCATCTGCTTCAAAGCAAATAGAAATAAGTTCTTGGAACATACGAGCAAACTGTGCTTGTGCTGCCTTGATTTGTGTATCAAAACCAGCCTGTAGTTCTTGCACACCACGACCTGTTACAACTGATGCGTTAATGTTACCTGAACGAGATTCTGGGTAACGAGCACCAAGGCGTAGCTCACGTTCTAGTACGCCAGACTCTGTAAAGACTCCAGGTGGTAGTTCTAGTGGAACACGACGAATACCTTGTGGGTTAGCAGAACGCATAATTGCATCAGGACCAAGGGCTAACTCTTGCACATCTTGTGGGATAGCAATAGGTGCTTGGATAGACTTTTCTGCTGCTTGGATTTGCAATACTGCAAAACGAGCACGAGCAAGTTGAACTGATAGAACATCATCAAACTGTCCACGTGCTTCACCATCTAAAGATGAGCGCATCACAACAGAGGCCATAGCCTTGCCTAAGATATTTGGTGTACGTGATAAAACTAAGTTCTTACGCTCTGGTAAGTAGAGCAAATCTTGTTCTTTGTCGTGATACTTGACCATTGAGATATAAGGAGAAGATAAAGCGTATTGATTTCTACCTAAGATTAAATCATAAAACTCTGGGTACTGCGCACCTAGCGTTTCTGCATCGGTAACAATTACTTGAGTAACTGATAGCACGCGACCATAACGATCTAACTCTGGATACGTACCAAATGGGTTAAGCATACGAACACGAGGATTGTTGTCATCGTAATCCATCTCAACCATACCGATACCAAGACCATAGGTGTTATACCAGTCTGCTGCTGTGTACATCTGCAGTTGTAGGTCAGAGTTTGATACATAAAAGTTTGCAATACGAGTTCTAGTATCTGCAGCTTTGCGTGCAGTATCTGAAACCATATTGGTTGCTGAACAGTTAAATGATGGCAGTGGTGCCATTACTTCTGCTAAGTCACGTGCTGCTACATCAATAAAGTTTGCAACGAGAGGCTTTGGGTAATCCTCTGAAAACATTGCAGGATATACCTTAGAGATATCTCCCTGACGCACCGAGAGCACATCACGCATACGTTGATCTCGCGCTGATGAGCGAGTACGTAAGCGTGCTAGCTTAGCGTCTACTTCTTTGACTGATAACAATGGGGTTCCTTACTTAGATGAATGTGCGATCTTTTTCTGCAAGCAGTTCATCTATGTTGATAACTGTTCGCTTGCCTACCTCACTACGAGATAGAAATGGATTCTTCATATGGTGTGTCTTGTGCATACCTTGGTTGAGCATCTCACGTGCTCTGATCTCACAAAACCAAAGAGCCATTACCATATCGGTTTTACCCTTAGTAGTTGGTGACCACGTAATCAATTGCTCAATGAGCGCCTTGATGTTTTCAGTCTGGTCAGAAGGTAAGTGAATAAGGTTGTCGCGGTGGTGTTTGTTGTCAAATTGTTTTGTGCCGAACAAGGTAGACATAGAAGCAACACCAAAACCGGAGTCCCACTTGTTGTTACCTGTATGGTGTTCTCGCAGTAACACACCCCTAGAGGCAAGGTTTGCGCGGATGCCCTCATCTTGCGTAAGGAATGATTGAAAAGCATTCTTCTCTACTATCCACTCACTCGGTGAGTACAGGGTAGTCCAGTCAAAGATTAACTGACGGATCGCAGCAGGCGTTGGCCTAGTAATTTTAATAGCATCAACAATGTAGCGTTTATGTGTAGCCCTATCAACAGCATAACAAACGACGGCTGTATCACCAACCATAGCGGGATCAAGACCACAAATAAAACTAAAGCCGTTGACATCACGTGGATGACCTGGGTTACCAGGAACCAACCGACCTGCTTTACGCATACCATCTATAGAACCTCGCACACATACTGGATCAAAGATGGCATCATCTGAGATGTCTTGCTGCTGGTAAACTAACGCCCAAGTACTTGCATCCATAGCTTGGCGTTCATTGTAAAGGTTGCGACCATTCCAACGTGGGTATAGGCCATCTTCATCTAAATCTGATTCTACTTGTCCATCAAATGGGGCATCTGATGCAGGCCACAGAGTTTCCCACTTGTCGGGATCATTGTCTGTGGTCAGTAGAGCTGGCATTGCAAGGTAGGTCCAAGGGACTTGTCCACCAGGGTAGCGGTCTTCGGAGCGCAGCTCTTTGTATAAATCTACTGCAGAGACACGCGTACCAATAATAATCAATTTACCAGTAGGGTTCAAACGAGAGCGCACATCCTGGGTTAACCAGCGGATTTGTTTCTCAAACTCATTAGCGTTCTTTAAGGTAACGGCGTCATCTACAATAATCATATCGGCACGCTTACCGTAGATTTGACCGCCGATACCAACGGCTTCGATGTTCGGGTCTTTTTCAGATGACTCACGTAGCTCATCACCAAAGGTGACACGGGTAGCCTGCCACGAGGCTGACTTAGAGTTAAACCCTACGCCAGCAGCGTAAGCCTGTTGGAGTGCTTCATAATTTGGATGAGTCAGGCGTTGCTTGATGGCGTAGAGAAAGTCGGCAGCTAACTGCTGCGTTTGAGATACGATGAGTACTCTAAAGTTAGGGTTTTGACAAACCTGCCAAGTAACGTAATCAATGGTCACGGTCATAGACTTGGCGTGGTTGGGCGGAATGTTCAAAAGGATTCTGTTATTAGCCAGACCCTTTTCAAACTTCATACTAGGGTGTAACCACCCAGGCTCTCTACCTTCAATTACATCTATTAGGTTCTGCTGGTGGGCAAAGGTGCGGGAGTGTAGGTACTTCTGGCGGAACTCGGCAAAGGTCAGATCGTGAACATCGGATGCTGCAAAGCTCTTGTCTTTTAGACCAAGGCGTGTTCGGTCAACCTTGTCTGTAAAGATCTTGTCAGTGCGTCGGTAGTACTCGTAAGTCTTAATAGATTTACCGGCGGAGGCACAAGCTGCCTCAATGGTCATACCTTCAGCAACACAACCAAGGATAATTCTCTTAGCGATGTCGGCACTATTGTCAGCCACGTGATCTCCTAAAATTTATTGGGGACCGGCCGGAATCGGTTTATTTTGTTACTAGGCGAGGGAGGTTTTATCTACCAGTAGATAATCCTATCCCCACTAAAAGTACTGGGCAGGTCGGGCTTGACGCCCGAAGGAGCTACAGCGAACTGAGGGGTAAGACTGAACTCGGCCTAGGGGCCTCGTAAGAGGCCATACCGTAGCAGCTCAGGGCTTTTCCTATTAAAACCCCTTACTATATATAAGGCAGGAAATTTAACGCATTTCCCGTTTTTACAATGTGACCTTCATCACAGTATATATAACCGCAGGTC